AGATCACGTCCTGGAACTGATGCTTGACGAGCGACCAGCATTGGCTCGTGGCCGGACTGCAGCCCGTCAGCGCCAGGATCTTCACGTCCTCGCCGTTGACCGCGGCGAGCACGACCTTGCTGCCGTCCTTCTTCTCGTGCGCGACGACGAAGCGGTCGCCCACGCGATCCGCGGCGAAGGCAGCGGCGAAGCGGTCGAAGCGGTCGAGTGCCTCGCCGCGGTTGACCGCCGGCTTCCACTCGGTCTTCGTACCATCGAGTCGCTCATGTCGCGTGTGCAGGTTGACGGCCTGCGCGACCATTAGCCGGCCGGCGAGGGTACGCCGCGCGTTCGCCTCCGGCCGGAGCAGGTCGCTCCCGCCGCCTGAAACTCTGAACCGATCCATGACGCCTCCTCACACACACGCCGAGCAGTAGAGCCCGGTCGTCCCGCGCGCGTCGCCTCTGACGGCGCGCTTGATCTTCGTCCCGCAGATCACACACTCGATGGTCGCGACCTCGGGCACTTCGTACAACGCCTCGTCCATCGCTCGCGCGCCGACGTCCGACGGCGGCGGCACCGAGCGAATGTCCAGCCCCGCGCCGTAGCGCAGTGCCTCCGCCTCGTGATGCATCGCGGCGCGGTCGTACGCCTCCGCGCCGTAGCCGCCCTGCCGGCGCAAGGCCGCCGCCGTCTTGCTCGCGGCCTCGGCGGCCTTCACGTGATGGTTCGCCATCCACGCACGGAAGTCCGCCTGGTTCATGGCAGCGACGCCGGGCACGGGATCGCGGCGAGCGCGTCCACGGTCGCCTGCGTGTTCGCGATGGACTGCCGGATGGTCGCGGGCTCGATGCCGGGTATCCCGTCTGGATGGTCGCGCAGGAACTTCTGCGACGACGCGACGCGCGCCTCGAGGTCGCCGCGCAGGGTGCATAGTGCGCCGTTCGTGTCCGACACGACGGCCTGGATCTTCCCGCGCTCGTGCTGCGCGTACGTCAGCGCGCCGCCGACGAACGCGACGAGCACGACGTACATCACGATGATCGCGACGGTCAGCCAGCGCAACGACTTCTGCAGCGGCGTCGATGGTGTGTGGTTGCTCACTTCTCTAGCTCCTCCTTCTGGGAGCGGATCGTCGACTCAAGCGACGCGATGGTCTCGCGCAGCTTGGCGATGGTCAACTCCAGCACCGCGATCTTCTGGTCGCGTTCGTAGTTGCCACGCGAGAGCACCGTGTTCTCGCCCTCGAGCGAAGCGACGCGGCCCTCGAGGTCGCGCTGCCGCGTGCTCATCTTGTTCAGCTGCTCGCGGTACTCATCGCGCAACGCCTTCGACGCCGCCCACAACTCGGACGCGTCGGACGTCCCGATCCTGCCGGACATCTTCCGCGACGCGATCCACAGGCTGACGATGGGCGCAGCCACCACGGCGGCGAGCGCGACGAACAGGGCGGGGTCGATCATGTCTCTCCTTATCAGTAGCGGGCCACGGACAGTTCGCCGTAGCCGTAGCCGTAGTCGATTTGGAATGCGCGCGTCGCGGTGCCGAGGATCTTCTCGATGGTGGTTGAGATGCGCATGGCGGCCGTGGGGATACCCGAAGAGATGACGCCCTTGCTCACACCGTTCACGAAGAACTCCGCCGAGCCCGCGGCCGTATTGACTTCAATCTCGAGCAGGTACCACGTCGCGCCGGTGACCGTAACGACGCCGCCGTTGTCGTCCGTCGCATCGTTCACGCCGCCGGCACCGCCCGACGTCTTCAGCGTGCGCGCGCCCCAGATCCCCGAGAGAACGTTGTCCTGGTAGAGGAAGTACACGCCCTCGGCGTAGGACCCTTGGATCAACGCGTCGGCGATGCCAGCCGTGATGCGGTAGCGGTTCGTGCCATCGCTCAAGGCCGACGGGGTCTTGATGAGGAACCCGACGCGGACGAGACCGCTGCCGAGGATTACGCCGGCGACGTGCGTATACGCGCCCGAGTACCCGGCCGCCGTCGAACCCGTGTCTCCCGTCTTGACGCCTTGGTGTCCGGCTGTCGCCGTCACCACGCCCCACGCCGAGCCGGCCCCTGAAGAGAACAGGTTGTAGTAGGGATCGTTGCTACCATCCGTTATCATGTCCGTTTCGAAGTGCCAGGACTTCGGCATCGTGCGGAAGACCTCGATGACGCCGCTGCCCTTGAGCTTCCACTCGCCGTTCTCGGCCTGGATGATCCCGGGCGTGGCATTGGGGAACGCGGTCACGGAGCCGGGGCCGGCCGTGCTCGAGGAGAACGACGTGAGGTACGTCTGCGTCCCGGTGAACGTCGTGCCCTGGATGAAGTAGCTCGACCACAGCGGCCCCGGGTCGGAGCCCGACGTGTTCATGAAGATCCGGATGCTAGTCGGTCCGCCGGGCGGGATCGACGGCCACGTCACGGAGACACGCCACCGACTGTTGATCGTGACGATCTTGCGCGGCGACAGCGCACTTTCGTGGGTCCCGTCGTACCAAGTGTATGCGAGCGCGAACGCCGTGGTCGGGCCGTTCGCACTGCGGATGTTCGTGTACTTCGACAGCAGCGGTTCCACCTTGCCGCGGCTTCTGAACTGTGTGCCGTCCCAGCAGATACCGCCTTCCGCGGCGGCCACGGTGTACCACTCTTCCGCGTCGGTGATGATCCCGGTTCCCGGGACTAGCGACCGCACGCGCACGCCGGTCTGAGACTGAATCCAGTACCGCGACGAGCCAAGGTCCGCGTTGCTCACGGCGAACGCTTGCGGGCTTCCCTCGGCAAGTTCAACGTTGGTCAGCGAGTTTCCGATGGAGGTCGGGTTCGAGCTGCCGGAGACGCTGTACTTGTCAACGCGCTGCTTATCGCCGCCCGCGCCGCCGGAGCCCGTGCGGTTCGAGTTGCAGATGTAGAGGTTGGTCCCGTCCGTCGCCATGATCGGCGAGCGATACCAGCCGCGCCATTGCGCCCAGGTGTACGTCGCGGTCGGCGTGCTCGCGGGAACGCCGGCCGAGTCGGCGAAGATCACGATAGTCGGAGCGTAACCGCCGATGCCGTACCACCACGAACCCATCTTGACGAGGCTCGTGAGGCCCCACGTGCTGTCCGTCGGGGAACCACCGTCCACGCCGCTGATGTCAACGGTGAACGTGGTTAGCGCGCCGGCGGTCGTGTGCTTGTAGATCTTCTGGATGCCAGCCGCGTCGGTGTACCAATCGACGGACCAGAAGTTCGAGCCGTCCCACGTCAGTCCGCGGTCGGTGCCGTCCAGGCCGCCTTGCGCGGGGATCGTCCACGGGCCGGGCTCGACGGAGTGAACGACGGACGGTGCGCTGATCGGGTTCGACAGCGACGACGATGCCTCGAGCAGCGCGCCGATATCCAGGCTCGTCGTGCCGTGCAGCGTCGCGGCGTCGCTCTCGATAGAGCCCGCGTCGATATCGCCCACGAACTTCGCCGGCTTACCCAACGTGGTCGGCAACTCGATGATCGTATTGCCGCCCTGGACGAGCCGCACGCCGTCGGCGTCGGCCTCCCAGTGCTGCGACGGATCGCCCTTCGGCGCGCTGCCGATGTAGCCCGAAAGCGTGACGACCGCGTTGATGTCGCCGGCCGTGATCTTGTCGGCGGTGATCGCGCCGGCGGAGATGTCCGAGCCGAAGAGCTTGTTGATCTGGACGGGACCGACCTGCGCGCCAGCCGCGGCGCTGCCGTCGGGGTCCTTGGCCTTCAGCTTGATGTAGTAGTCGGTGCCGTACTTCAGCATCCCGCCGCCGTCCGCCGAGCACTGCAGGCGGATGGACGCGATACTACCGCTCGTCTCGCCGACGAGCGTCGTGCTGCCCGGCGTGAAGCCGGAAGTCTTCGCGCAGTGAATCTCGTACGTGACCGGGTCGGCGTTCGAGACCGGTGTCCACTTCAGGAAGAACTGCGTCAGCATCGGCGTGACCGTCGGCGTCGGCGTTGATCCGGGCGCGGCGCCGTCGGTGCCGGTCGTGCGTGCGGTCGCTGAACCCACCACGCCTACCGCGGCGCTACCGTCAGCGTCGCGCGCGATGATCCGATAGAAGTAGGTCGTGCCGCCGACGAGGCCGATGTTCATGATCGACGTGCCGCTGATCGACGCGATAAGCGTGCCGGTGCCCGGCGGCGTGAACGGCGAGGACGTGTGTCGCCAGACGTCGTACGTCACGGGGTCGGGGTTCGTCACCGCGGTCCACGCGATGTGCAGCGCCTGCGCGAGCGCGGGCACGGTGACGGTCGCGGCGGGCGACGAGCTGGGCGCAAGGCCATCGGTCACGGGGAACGCGCTGTCCTCGATGACGGTCGAGCTATCGAGTGCGGTCGACACGCCGGCCGTATCCCAGCCGGGCGCGGGGATGTCGTCGGGGTCCGTGGAGTACGGCTCCTCGACGGACTGCACGCGCGCGGCGTAGGTTGCGTGCGGGTGTGCCGCGTACTCCGCCTCGCTGACGTGCCAGTTGATGCCGTTGTGGGCAGCGCTCACCGTGCGCGTCTCGACGACCGTGCCACCGATGGACGTGCGGTAAATCGTGACCCTGTAGCTGTCCACGTCGGTCATGTCGGCCGGCGCGGTCCACGTGACGCGGATCACGCGCGGAAGTGGATTGTCGACGGCGATGCCGGTCGGCGGGTCGGGCGTGCCGTGCGGCGTCGCCCACGCGGTGAACGACGAGAATGCGCCGACGTTGCCGAGGGTGTCGACCGCGGCGACCTTGAACCTGTAGTACCGCCGGCCGCGGATCTGGCCGAAGGAATGCTCCGCCGTCGTGCCGTTCTCGGACGCGAGGATGGTCGCGTGCCGCGTATGCAGCACGGCGCCGGCGATGTCCTTGGAGACCTGGAAGACGAGGTGGTAGCGCGACGCGCCGAGCCGCGACTCGCCGTCGATGTCGACCCAGTGCGGCGTCTCGTTCCAGATGCACCGCGCCCGCCACGGGTGCCCGCGCGGCGCGTCCTTCCGCATCTGGATCACGAGGCCGTCGGGCGGCGGCGGGCCGAGGTTGGTGTCGTCGTCGGTCGGGATCGCCGCCGTCGTCCACGAGCTCCACGCGGACCAGCACCGGCCGCCGTGGATCCGGTTGAGCGCGCGGACGCGGGTCTGGTAGAACCACGTGCGCGGGTGCGGGAGGTCGGCGAACATCGAATGGCCCTGCGCGTCGTCGTGGATGAAGTGCTCCCAGACGGCCGCGCTGGCCGGCGCGAACCACTGCGCCTGGTCGATGCGCGCGGTACCCGTGCCGCTGTTCCACTCGGCGCGGGCTTCGTACGTCTTGCCCGCGACGGGCGTGAAGGTCAACGTGGTGACGAGCCGCGAGTGGCGGATCGAGTCTGGCGCGCCGTTCTTGGTCGCGACGGTCGTGCTGTCGGTCACGTTCCGGATCGACCACGTGATCCCGATGGAGTTGCCGTCCTTGCGCCGCGCGAGGAAGTGCACCTGCGTGGCGATGCCCGCGGTCAGCCCGGTCAACGTCTTCTTGATCCGGTCGCCGGTCGCGTCAATCTCGCGCGCGCGCCCGAGCACCGGCGCGGTCCCGGTGTCGACCGCGAAGTCCGCGCCATCGGCTCCGGCGCGGCGCAGCTCGAGGTCCGTCTGCACGGCGTCGCCGCTCGAGTCGGTCGCGCGAAGCTGAACCTGGTACCCCTCGACGGTCAGCGGCCGGCCGGCGACGTCGAGCGCGACCGGATCCCACACGGCCTTGCCGCTCCAGTAGTGTCGCTTGTGGACGTGCTGCCGCGTGAACTTCAGCGCGACGTTGGCCGGCGTCGCGGGCGCGGAACGACACGGCCGCTTGTGCCGCTGTGCCGCCTCGCGCGCGGTGTACGCTACCCCTGCGCGATGGACCTTGCCTCCGGTCACGCCGCCTCCCAAGTTGTTTCGATGAACTCCCGCTTGCCCGGATCAAGCGTCGCGGTGATGCTCGTGCACTTCACCTTCACGACGCCGCCGAACGCGGCGCCGAGGTCGGCGTTCACGAGGTCGCCGATCCACACGGTGCCGAACGTCCACGGCGCGCGGTAGCCTTCGATCCACGTCGTGCGCAGCGAGTAACGCGCCGCCTGCGAGGCGCGCAGCTCCTCGGTCGTCTTGTCCGTCATCTCGCCGAGGCTGTTCGTGACATCGGTCAAGACCGACTCGAGTCGGCCGTACGTCGTGCGGAGCGCGTTGAAGTCGACCACGAGCGGCGGGCCGCAGGGCGTGCTGTCGTCCGAGTCGCCGAGACCGGTCACGTAGGTCGACATCTCGGTCGTGTCCTCGCTGACCTCCCAGTCGTGCGTGCTCGCGTCCGAGATGGTGTACGTCCCGCTGCGGTCCGTGCCGCGCCCGCCGACCCACGCGTTGAAAGCGCCGTTGGCGTCGATCTCCCAGGCGAAGTACGTGGACAGTTCGTTGATCGCGGCCAGCGCCTCGTCGCCGTCGCAGAAGTAGCGCGTGACCGACGGCGCGACGCCGGTGATCGTGCCGACCGTGAAGTTCGTCTTGTCGTCCGTCTGCGCGTCGATGTGCGCGAGGATCGCCGTCGCCGCCGTCGTCGCTACGGCCGCGACCTGCGAGAAGTCGCCGTGGATGTAGCGCCGCTCGAGGATCGCCGCGAGGCCGCGCGACGCGGCGCGATACACCTTACCGCCGCCCTTGACTTCGCTCGTGTCGCCGCCGCGCTCGAGTCGCTCGAGCCAACCTTGGTACCGCCGCGTGCCGGCGCCGTCGCGCACCGCGACGCGGAACTGGCCCGCCCGCCACCAGCCGCTCTCGGCCTGCGCCTTCGACAGCGTGACCTCGAGCGCGCCCGTACCGTCCGCGGCCCACGTCACGCGCGCGGTCTTGAACGGCGCCGCGGAGTGCGGCGTACTCGCGCCGTCGAGCGCCATAAGGTCGATGGTCCAGAACGCCATCAGAAGCCCCGGAACTTCACGTGGAAGTCGTCGCTATCAACGAACCGTCGGCGGTCGAGGACGACCGTCATCTGGCCGCGCCCGCCGCCGATGCCGCTGAACGTCTCGCCGCGGTCGACGATGGCGAGGCCGGTGCGCGTCACGAGGCCGCCAGTCGCGAGCGTCGGAATGGGCGGGATCTCGCCGATGTCGCCGTGGCCGGGGATGAGGTTGTACCCGTGGATCACCATGTTGATCGCGTTGATCAAGCTGTTGAGCATGCCGATGAGCGCGTTCACGACCGGCGTCGCGACCGCGACGAGCGCGCCCCACACGCCGGAGAAGACCGACTTCATCACGCTCCACGCCGTGTGCCACGCGTTCTGGATCGTGTGCAAGATCGGGAGGATCACGTCGCGGATGACGAACATGCCGACCTTGATCACGGTCTTGACGGTCGCGATGCCGACCGCGACGTAGCCCTTGATGATCGCCCACGCCACGCGGAAGTAGATCTGCACGGCCTTCCAGCCGAGCTTCACGAGCGCGATGATGGGCGTGAAGTTCAGGACCTTGTAGATGGCATGCCAGCCGGTCGTGACGATCCTCTTCATGAAGTTCCACGCGGTGAGCACGACGTGTTTGATCGCGTTCCACGCGCCGCGCCAGTGCTTCACCAGTTCGTAGATCGCGACGCCGACGGCGATGACCGCGGCGACGACGAGGATCAAGCCGCCCGACGCCATGACCCACGCGGCCGCGGCGGCGACGCCGAACGCGAGCGCGGCGAGCCCAGCGATGACGAGGTTGTAGACGAAGATACCACCGATAACGAGCGCGAGGACCATGATCGCCTTGCGGAACGCGTCCGCGATGGCGCCGCCGCCCATGAGCCAGCCGAAGAACTTCCCGAGGAGCTCGAGGCCCTGGACGAGCGCGTCCCACATGAACTTGAACGCGGCGCCGACGATGTGGACCGCGACACCGAAGCCACCGAGGTTCGTCTTGCCGCCGCGCACCGCATCGGAGAAGTCACGGAACCACGCGACGCCGCGAGAAACATTGTCGACGAACGACGTGAAGAGCGGCAGCAGGAAGTTCCCGAGCGACTCCTTCATGTTCTCCCAGATCGCGGCGAGCTTCGCGCTCGGAGTCGTGTTCGCCGCGGCCGCGCCCGCGTACTTCGACGTGACGAGCGTCAGCATCTCCTGCGTCGCGCCGGCCTCGTTGCCGGCCGCCGCCATCTTCTTGAAGTGCGCGGCCTGCTCGGTCGTGATCACGCCGAGCTTCTTGAGCTGGCCGGTCGCTGCAGCGGGATCGTTCAGCAGCGACATGAACATGCGCTTGATGAGGCCCGGCGACTTCTGCGTCGCGGCGGCGACGTCCTGGATCCCGCGCGTGGTCAGCTCGAGCCAATGCGTCGCGTCGCCGGACAGCTTGTGGAAGTCGAACGCCGACGCAACGGTCGTCGCGAGGTCGCGCAGATCCTCGTCGTCCTGACCGATGCCCTCGCCCATCGTCTGCAGCCAGCTGTTGAACTTCGTCTCGTTGATGTTCGCCGTCTGACCCGTGCGCTGAAGCGCGGCGTCGAACGCGCTGACGGAGCGGTGCGCGTCCTCGGCCGCGTGGATCGCCGAGCTCCCGAAGTCGAGCAGCTTCTTGGCGGCGAAGATCCCGCCGCCGAAGACGGCGAGCTTGCCGACCGTGCTCGACATGATGCCGCCGAGGCGCGACGTCGACTTGCCCGTGTTCGTCATCGTCGAGTCGAGCCGGCGGCCCGCGCCGCTGACCTTGGTGATGGTGCTGCTTGCCTGGTCTCGCGCTCGGACCAGGATGTCAAGCGTGGAGGTCATCCGTCTGCCTTCTCCTTCTGCGCTTGAATACCGCGCATGACTGCGATCATGTCCTCCGCACTCTGCTCCGCCGCTTCCGTCGGCGCCTCGCTATCCCACTTCGGCATGAGGTCTCCGGGCTTCACGTCCTTCGCGCCGGCCGCCTTGAGCGCGGCCCACGCGGTGACGGCCGCCGCGGAGTCGACCCGCTCGTGGATCGTCAGCGGTCCGAAGATCCGCTCGAACGCGGCCCACTCGAACAGCTCGCGCGCCTCGATCCGGTCCTCGAGCTCAGAAGCAGGAATGCCCAGCGCGAGACTCAGCTTGTAGAGCTGGAATCGGGCTGGGCGTTGGCGAAAGACGCAGCCGCCGCCTCAAGCTCGTCGTTCGACAAGCCGTTGACGCGGATGCACTCCAGGAATACGCGGGTGAGGGACTCGACATCGGCGCGCTGGAGCGCCTCGACATCGGCGGTCGTGAAGAGCGGTCCGCCGTCCTCGTCGACCAGGCATGCGGCGACGAGCCGTGCGAACATGCCGGCGTCGCGGATGTTGTCGGTCAGGCCGGTCGCCTCGACCTCCTTGGGCGAGAGCCGGCGGACGAGAACGTCGCCGCCCCACTCAGGGACCGAGAACGTCGTGGCCTCGGACGCGCGCCGCTCGACGGCCTCGAGGACCGCCTCTCTACTCAGTACCATGTCTTCGTCCTCCTTCGGGCCGCGGAGGCGGCCATTGGTTGTCACCAGGACGTCCAGGATCGACGGACGTGGGTCGGGCGGCGAACCACTCGCCGGGGCCGCTTACAGGATCCTGGGCGCTCTGGTGACGTCGTGCGGGTTACGTGGCGTCGGTCACGCCGGGGTTCAGGATCTTCGCGGTCAAGTTCGCCGCGAGGAGCCCGTCCCGCTCGCCGCCCCGCTCGAGCTTCGTGAGCAGCGCGGGGAAGGTGACCTTGAACGTCGTCGCGAGAGCGTGCGTCATCAGGAAGTCGCACGGCAGCCCGGCGTCGTACAGCGTCTTGAGCAGGACGTGCGACGCGTTCGCAGGATCGTAGGTCACCGTGAGCTCGACCTCGGCGCCGTCCTGTTGGCCGACGACGTAATCCTTGAACGCGTCGCCGTAGGCGCTCGCGTCGATCAAGTCGCGCGCCGAGCCCGCCGGCCCGATAGCGTTCGTCTGCCCGACGGTCAGGGCCTTGAAGAACGTGCCGGTCCCGGTCATGTCGGAGGTGACGTCGATGGCCGCGCCGCCGCTGGTCAGCGACAACTTGAACGCGGTCGTCGTCAGGCCGGTCGCGAGGACGAAGTACTCCTTGTTGAGCACGAGGCCCGCGGCGCCGCCGCCGACCGACGTGACGAACACCTTGTCGTCGGCCGACAGGCCGTGGATCGCGGTCGCGGTGAACAGGTCCGTTGTCGCGATGATGGAGCTGAGGAACTGGTGTGCACCGACCTTGAGGACAAGGTCGCGCGCTGCGTACTTGGTCATGCCGTCTCCTTATCCGGTGATGCTGCCAATGATCTTGAGCGTCGCCGTCAGGGTCAGCAAGCCATCGCGCTCGCCGCCGCGCTCGAACTTCGTCACCATCGCGTTGAACGCCATGGACATCGACGACGCGGCGTGCAAGATCGTGAACGCCGTCGAGGTGCCGGCGTCGTACGCGGTCTTCATCGCGATGTGCTGCGTGTTGGCCGGGTCATAGCTGACCCCGACCTCGATCTCACTCCCGTCGGTCTGCCCGACGACGTAATCCTTGAACGCGTCGCCGTAGCACGAGGCGTCGATAAGGTCACGGCTCGAGCCGGCCGGCCCGAGAGACGTCACCTGTCCAACGACGTTCGCGCCGATCTTCAGCTGAACGTCGCGGCTTGCGAACTTGGCCATGTCTCACTCCTTAGTCGGTGACCGTGAAGATCACTCGAGCGGTTGCTTCCGTCCAGGACAGCGTGCGGTTGCGCTCCGCGCTGCGTGCGGTCGTGTCGAACGTCGCCGGCACGAAGTCGATCACGTCCGCGACGATGGTCGTACGCGTCGCGAGCACGGCCTTGAGCGCGTCCGCTGCGATGCGCTGCGCGTCCTTGCCGCCCTGCTCGACGTCATCGTTCTTGACGAGCGCGGCGAGGCTGATGTCCAGCGTCCACGTCTGGGAGTCGTACTCCGCCCGCTCGCACAGCGCGGTCTGCGGTACGATCCAGACGGCGGGCAACGCCGGCATCGGTCGCGCGCGCATGCCGCGGACGATAGTCTTGACGTCGCTCAGGGTGCCGCCTGCGGTCTCGTCCTCGAGCGCGGCCTGCACGCTGTCGAGGATCGCGACAACGCTGTCGCTCAGGTTCATATCCGGATCGCCCTCTCTATGATCGTGTGCATGTGGCTGCGCGCCTTCTCGATGGCGCGCTCGTCGAACGGATTGGCCGAGAGGCCCTCAACGAAGTCCGCGTAGACCTCATCGTCGCCGACGAAGAAGTGCAGCTTGCTCGCGCGCGCGGGCCCGTGCGCCTGCGTGCCGTGCGCGACGAACGCCGCCCACCACACCGGCGCTACGACGTGCCGCGTGCCGGTCACGCCGGTGACGTCCCAATCCTCGCCGAGCTGCGGGCTGATCTGCCCGCCCTCTGCTTCCGCCTCGTGCGCGAGGTCCTCGGCGACGAGCGTCGTCACGAGCTCCAGCCGCTCGACCGCGCGCTTCATGTTCGCGACGAACGCGTCAGACTCGACGGTGACCGTGAAGCTCGTGCGGCCCGCCATCAGAACACGGTGTCGGTATCGAGGTCGGCCGCGGTGAACGTGTCCTGGAGCGGCGCGAGGAAGTCGTCGGAGACCTCGACCGACGTCGCACCCGAACCCAGAGCGTACAGCTGCAGCCGCTCCTTCGCGTCCTTCGATAGCGTCACGCTCGAGACCGTGCGCACGGCGAAGTCGTCGATACGCACGACCGGCGTCTGCCGCGTCTGGACCATGACGCGGAGCGCGTCGGCGCAGACGTCGCGCGCGATGCCGTTGAGCCCCGCGGGGATCGTCGTCGCGAGGTACGACTGATGCATGACCTTATCCATCAGGTCGGTCGCCTCGAGCAGCAGGCTCTCGATGAACGCGTCGAGCGCCGCGTCCGAGTCGAGCGCGAGGTCGTCAGGCCCGATGCCGGTCGCGGTACGAACCGCGGCGGCCGTGCTGTAGAACGTCGTCACGTGGCCTCCTCGCCAAGATGTAGGGCCGCCTGTTTACG